CAGTACAACCGTTTTCAATTCCTACAAGTAAAAAGTTACCGTTATAGTCCTCCACAAAGACCTGAGGTCTCCCAAAGCTTGCTAGTTGCAATTCATCTCTAGTTGTAGCACCAATCTGTTTTAAGATAGCTGTAAAAGTAGAGGTCACAAATGAAGTTCCCGTTTCTTCCGAATTTTCGTTAGCATCCTCTAGGTTATGTCCTGAACTTCTAAGCTCATATTTGTACAACTCTAAAGGTGTAGTTGGACTTGTCAAAAGTGAGGTAACTAATCCATCAGTTTTTTCAAATTGCTTGTAAATTAGAGGTTCAAAGTTGGCGAAGTAAAAGGCTTTAACCCCTCCAACGCCTGTTTTGCAAGGTGTGTCTAAACGACCTTTTGTTATATCACATGCCATATTTATTTTGTATTATAAAGGGAGCTATTAACTCCCTTTTGATTAAGCTGGATTTGCGCTATTTACGATTCCGTATGTTACGATGTCTTTTGCAAAAGTGTACTGAACTGCTGCTGTAAATCTCATTATAAATCTGATATTTTTGCTTCCGTCAGTTTCTGCCATGTCAATTAATCTCACTTCTGAGTGATCCGAAAGCAATCCAGTTCCGAACTTAAGGTTTGAAACTCTAGTCGCTAACATTGTATTTGCAGCTAGTCCGTATGTCATAAACAACTGAACTCCATCAAATTCTAAAGCTCCTAAACTTTGGTTGTTACCTTGGTTATTTACACCTGCAGCTCCTACACCGTTAGCACCAAATCCACCTAAAGCTCTTGTATAAGCTTTGTAAACATTTGTTGCTACGTAGATTCTTAAATCCTCCTTACCGTATAATCTGTTAGGAATTGCATCTACAACTTTTCCAAGCTCATCAACTACATTTTCAGGATTTACGGTAGTTCCTGTGATTTCTTGATCTGATGGAAGGTCTGCATCGTCTGCAACAATAGTTGTAAATCCATTGTACTCTCCTTTGTTAGATGCTACACCTCTCCAAATGCTTGTCTCATTTGCTTCTGCTACTTTAGCAACGTATTCAGCAATGATAAAGTCAGCAAAGGTTTTAGGTATTACATCGAAAGCAGAAAAACCCATTTCGACTGCATCCCAAGTATCAATAAAATCAGTCTTACAAAATTGCTGATTTACTTGAAGCTCTTTAGGTTCTAAAACTCTTTCGAGTAAAGTAACACTAGAAGATGCAGAAAAATCACAAGTTGCATCTGCGATAATGTCGCCAACACTTGCTGGTCTTAATGTTTTACGAAATTTGATATTTGGGATAATGTCTACACCTCCCTGCTCTAAAGTTGGGGATGAAAATAAAGCCGCTGCAACGTAAGGCATTGCGCCTTCTCCTGCATAGCTAGTTGTAATGTTTGTTGTGGTTGCCATCTTTTTTTTGTATTAAATTGGTTTATGAAAATAATTTCTGGAAGACAACGCTCTTGGTGTCTCCTTTTCTTTTCTGTGCGTATAGGTTAATATTCTTTTTAACTTCCTTTTCGGGTGAGTGCGTTACCTTTTTTACAGGCTCTTCTGCGCTTAACTCTTCCTTTTTAATCTCTTCTTTTACAGGCTCGGCTTTTGCTAAATCCTCCTTAGACATTTCTTCTTTGTCCTTGCCTTCAATCATGCCCCTTAATTCGTCCATTTCTTTTTTGAGGTTTTGCATGTCCTCTTTAGAAGCGAACTCCATTTTGTCCTCTTTTAAGTCTTCCTCTTCAGCTTCTGAGTCGGCTTTTATAATCTCTTTAACTACGCCTTCCTCTTCCACTACAACCACATCGCCATTTTCTAGCTCGTGATTTGCTACGGGTGCTGGGAGTCTTTCCCCGTCTTCGGTCAATACAAATATTGCCTTGCCTTCAATTTCTACGGGTGTACCGTCTTTAAGTACAGCCTTTTCTAGCTTTACTTCTTTTTTGGATTCTTCGCCTGTAAGCATTAAACCTACTTTGCTGGCAATTTTATCCAAAAGTGTTTCCTTTGTTTCGCTCATTTTAACCTCTATTTGATTGTTTAATTCTTATTCCATTTGCTTCTTGAACGTCTGAGGTGTTTTGTCCTACAGTCGCTCCTATCCCCTGAGCTTGCAAGCTGCCATCGCAACACTCAGCCTTGTAAGTGCCATCTTCGCAAAGACAACCTCTTTTACTATTTTTAGGACTTGTCCTACTTGGTGTTTTTCCTTTTTTCTTTGCCATTTTTTAAATAATATTTATAATATTGCCATTATTTCAGTTAATATTTCTATTTCTTTGTCTTCTTTGCTTGGTTCTTTTTTCTCTAGTTTGTCCGAAAAGAACCCCTCAATACTAAAGCCTTTTATCTTGCCTTCTTTTGCTAGGTTGTAGACTTCTTGGTTGTCTGCTTTCATAGAGATACACCAAGTACCTACTGGAACATCTAAGCCGTAAAATGCTGACTTATCGATTTGCTTGTCTTCTGTTAACCACGACTCAAAAATGGTCATTCCCTTGACTTGCTTAGCGTGTTCTTCGGTTACTTGGTCACTATATTTATTCTTTGCAAACATTAAGGCAATCTTTGCAATGGTTTCTTTTGAAAAATATATGTAGTATTCCTTATCGTCTTCAACTCTTAATATAGGTTTGTTTGGAATCAATGCAGCACCTAATAAGATACGTCTCTCTTTGCTCACTTCTGCAAGCTCTATTTTAGTTTCGTCTGCTAATGTGATGAAGTTGCTTTCTATCGCTGGGTCTTCTACAACGCTAACAGCGTGTACTCCTAGCTTAACATTTTCTTCGTCGACGTACATCTCTCTTAAGTCCATACTTAAAGTACTGTCTAATCGTTAAAATGTAACAAATTTTAACAATAAAAGAGTTGATTAGAATATAAAAGTATTATATTAGCAATCTAAAGGCTCGACACCTTAATAAAATATTAGTTAAACCCTATTCTTAATCGGTTGTCGAGCCCTGATTTTGAATAGGGTTTTTTAATTTAATTATATTATGGAAAAGAAATGTACTAAGTGTAAAGAGGTTAAAGATTTTGATGAGTTTGGTAATAGAAAAGACGGGAGAAATGGTAAACATTCCTTTTGTAAGATTTGTTTGAAAGAATACAAAAAAATAAAATATAATAAAAATAAAGTAAAAATTAAACAAGATTCAAAAGAGCGTTATGAAAAAAATAAACAAAGATTAATTAAAGGTATGAAACTCTACAATGAAAAAAATAAAGAAAAAAGAAAAGAATATAATAAAAAATATAGATTGAACAATGAGGAAAATATTAAAGAAAAGAGAAAAGAATATAATTTTAAAAATAAAGAGAAAATAAAAGAACAAACAAAGGAATATTATGAAAAAAACAAATTAAAAATAGATAAACAAAGAAAAGAATGGAAAATAAAAAACAAGAAAAGAACGAACTTATACAAAACTATAAAAAAACAAACAAATCCTTTATACAAGTTAAGTTGTAATGTTTCAAATCTTATATATATATCTTTAAAATCCAAAAGTTACGACAAAACAACTAAAACTTACAATATATTAAAATGTGAATTTAATTTTTTTATGAAATGGATTAACGGTATCGCAAGTAACGGCCATACCTACGGCATAGGAGAATTACACTTAGATCATGTTATTCCAATATCATTAGCAGAAACAGAAGATGAAGTAATCTTGTTAAATCATTACTCTAACTATCAATTACTAAGTGCTGATGAAAACCTAGCAAAAAGCAACCGCTACGTAAACCCTATTAACTTAAAAAGAGTACTAGAACACCATCCAGAACCTAACAAAATAAAAGAAATATATTCAAGATTATAAATAAACTAGAAACTATGGAAAAGAAATGTGTTAAGTGTCAAAAGTTAAAAAGTATAGATGAATTTAATAAACACAATATTATTGAATATGATAACCTATTTATGTGTGAAACTTGTAAAAAAGAAAGTGATAAATTTTTTGAAGAGTCAATGTTGTTTTTAAAAAAACAAATGATTCAAAATAAAATATTAAAACAAAAAAATAAATTTAAACTTAATAAAATAAACCCTGTTAAAAAATTAACTTTGTGTGTAGATGGTTTGATTTATAATTCCATAAAAAGAAAAGGATATCCAAAAAATGCAAAAATTATACATATTTTAAAGTGTGATTATAATTATCTTTTAGATTGGCTTAACGGTATTGCTAGTAATGGACATACTTACGGATTTACTGATTTACATTTAGATCATGTTGTTCCTTTGTCATTATCAAAAACAATAGAAGAAACTCTTCTACTAAATCATTATAGTAATTTACAACTCTTAACTGCGGCTGATAACCTAGCAAAAGGAAACCGATCCGTGAACCCTACTAACTTAAAAAGAGTATTGAACCACCACCCCAACCCAGATAAGATAAGAGAGATACACGCAAGGCTCTAACATAAAAAACCCTGTACAATCAAGCACAGGGTTTAACCTTGTCGGGTAATTAATCGATTATGGTAAAATTACTGTTGCTGTGTATTCCATTTCTTCTTCTTTATAAGTTGCCTTTTCTTTAGTAAATACTATAAGCTTTTTTAGTTCTTCTAGTTCCATACCTTCAATTAGACTTTTTGCTAAATGCCTGTAAAAATACTCGTCATCAAGTGCTTTGTACTTTTTAATTTCTTTTAGCGTTACGCTTACTTTCGCTTGATTTTTCATAGTTTCTAGTTTTAGTTTAAACAAATATACAACAATTAACCTAAACTAGAATTGCCTTGTGTATTCCTGTCTAGCTCTTGCTGTGTGGTTATGTCCTTAGAGACTACGTAAGCTCTTGCAGGTCTGCTTCCTTGTGTATTTATCGCATCTGTTATTTGGTTGCTCCCTGAGTCTCCTACGATGTTAAAACTAGGGGCGACTGCTTGGGGTGCTACCGCTTGTGCTGACCTTGTACCTCCACTCGCTCCACCTCCTCCCGTTGCTCCTTTTACGGTTGGTAGTTTTGTGCTTAATATACTTTTTACTGTTGCAAAACCTGTGGCGGCTGCCGCTGCTACTGCTGGTATTGCTGCGGGAAAACCTAGAGCTACACCCGCTGTTATTCCTTTGTATGTATCAATTAATGCGGTTGCAATACCTACCGCTTTTTGTGCTTCTGCTGAATCAGAAAGCAATGTTCCAATATCTCCGAGGCTTTGCTCTGCCATTTGAATCTTCGAATCGTTTACTTTCTTGTCTATGTCTTTGTCAGTCTCTCCTTTTTTCTTGTTAAATTCTGTAATCTTATCTGAGCTTGCTTTTACCTTTTGGTCTAGCTCAAATTTAACCTGAGCAAACTCTTTCTCAGCATCTATTCTTGCTTGTGTTTCTGCGTTGGTATTGTTGATTTTTTCTTGTAGTCTAGTAAGCTCAAATTCTCGCTCATCTACTGCAATTTCTTTTAACCTCTCTAATCTAGCCAACTCGCCTTCTATTTCTTCTGCTGCTGCTCTTCTCTTTTCAAATGATAGTTTGCTTTCAGCTTCGGTTCTGCTGTTTTGAAGTTCCAAAAGCTCTCTTTCTAAAGATGCTTCGTTTACTTTTTGCTCAGACCTAAAGCCTTCTATGGATGCTAATACCCCCTGCTTTTCAGATAGTGCATCCGTCAATGCTAGTTGGTTTTCTATATTATTATTAACATTTAATTGAAGCCTTGCAGCTCTTATCGAAAGTTCTGCTTGTGCTAATTGTGCTTCCTGTTGCTTTTCTAATATTTCGTTTAATCTCTCATTTGCTTTTATCCTTTCTGATAGTCCTACTCTATCGTCATCCCTTATCTGTCTTTGGATTTCTGCTTGTTGGTCGTACTTTTCTATAAGTAATTGTTGTTGTGCTGCGGCTAATTGTGCTGCTTTTCTAGCTTCTACTAATGCTTCTGCTTGTTCCTTTGCAGCTTCAACGCTTATCTTTCCTAATTCTGTGCTTGCAATATTTACAGCAGTTCCAATCTCATCTATTGCCTTAGAAAAGTTTTCTGCTATGTCAGTGCCTGCATCAACAGCATCTTTACCAACTTCTACAATGTCTAGCTTAGTTTGAGCTATTCCTTTGTTTAATTCTTCAATTGTGTTCTGGTCTTTGTCTCCAAAGAATGACTTCTCCCAAGCTAGTTGAGCTTGTTGCAATGCCAACTTAATAGCAAAAAATGAAAGTTTCATCGGTGTCAAAGCAAGTGTAACTATTCCACTTACTACTTTTCCCAATGAAGTAAAACCACCCGTAGACTTTTGCACCGCATTAAATATATTTACAACTGCGGTTGTTAGTTGTGAAAAGACAATGTTAACAGTTTCAAAGACTGTATTAATCCCATCCATTATCTTTTGATTCTGTAAAAAAGCTCCTGTAAGTTTTGCCACTAAACCAACGATTAAACCAATCCCAGCAGCCTTCATAGCACCACCAAGAATTTTAAATCCTTTGCCAATACCCTTTACTCCCTTTTCAGTCTTACTACTTTGCTTTTGAACCGCCTTTAAATCCTTCTTTGATTTATCCGAAAAGTTATCGACCGCCTTAGTGGTGTTGTTTACCTCAGTCTGGACTTCATCAAATTCCTTTACAAGCTCTTTTGAGTTTACCTTGCCTTCTAGCTCTAATATTTCTTTGCGTGCCATTCTCTTTTGATTTGGTCGATTCCTTCGTTTAAGTTTTCTGGTATTTTATTTGCACCTTTTGCGATGTCAATCGTTTTGCTGACTCCATAGTAATTGTGCATTTTTAATAGTTCTGTTAACATGTTAATACGTTTATTACCTCTCCGTTATTATTAGTTTCTAAGACATCATTTCCTTTTTTATAGAATCCTGCTGGCACTTTGTTGTCTCCATTCAAATCGAAAAATATTACTGTAGATTCTATATAGTTTGCTTTATCTGTGTATCTAATTGAAGTTAAAGTAGGGCCATCGCATACGTCTTGAAGTGAAAACCTTCGACTTAAGCTATGTATAAATAATTGCGTACTAGATTGCTCCTGTTGTGTCGTTGTATGTGTTCTCGTAACATCACCTGATTGTATTTGCACTATAGCTTCTCTTTGATTAATACCGTAATTTTTATTAACATTAAAGGTTAAGGTTGCATCTCCAAAACCACTTGTAGGGCTTTGGGATAACCATGTTTGATTGTCGCTTACTGTCCAATTTGTATTCGATAATATTTGTATTGTATAAGTGTTTGCTTCTTTTACTACCGTATTGCTTTCACTTGATATAGTTAGCTGAACTGCTTTACCTGCTTGTGTTAGTGTGTGAACCCTAGTAAATCCACCTCCCTCAACTGTCACGCTTCCGCTTCTTGATTCTGTTGTATCATTCTCTAAGTAAGTAACTGTTAATGTTCCATGGTCTGTACCACTCGTAGGACTTACAGAAATAAAATCTGAGCTTTCAGAAACAGTCCATGAAACATTACTAATCACATCAAATGTATAAGAACCGCTTGCATCGTTTTCATATTGGCTAGGACTTGAAATTGTTAAAGTTTGAAATGATGGTGGTGGCTGAACAACAATAGGAGGAATAGTAAATATATTCCTTAGTTCTATTTTTGCTTTTCCGTTTCCGCCGTTAACATCTAATGTATTAATGTGAAATTTTCTATTGTCAATCACAATTGTATCACTAAGCTTATAGTTCAATATAAAATCTTCATCTAATAGCGCATCTACACTTAGTGTTTTTGACAAAGGACTGAACGCACCCAATATAAACGTTCTATAGAAGTTGTTGAACAAGCTATTGTTATTAATTTTTAAAGTGTATTCGTCAATCTCTGCACCGTAATTAATTGTTTGGCTTGAATCTTGCTTTACATTTGATGGAGATATATTACTTGATAGGTCTTCACCGTTTTCAAATTCGACTAAACTAGTTGATTGAAAACTTTGCCTATTTGTATAAAATAATAGAGGTTCATTGCTTAAGGGTTCAAGTTCTTGATTAACATACAAAGCGTACATGATAGGACTTAATGATCCGTCTTCTATTCTTAATCTTTCTGGGAGTATCTTATGAAATTTAGATTTTACATTATACACTCCACCTTCTATATTTTTCGTTGTGCTTTCAGATGCTATTTTAAAATTAAGGTTTCCAAAAATATCATCTAATGATTTGTCTCTCTCAACCATCAATAAAGTCTGTGATTTTTCAAACTCGAAATTTATCTCTCTGTATGGCTCAAATCTCTTAACTTGGCTTTTGCTTATGTCTATTTGATTTGTAATGTCCATTACTTTGCCCTCAGCATAAAACTCATCCAATGGTTGTACTTTTATACTTCCGTTATTTTGTACTAATGCTGTTAGATTAAAGGTTTTAAATATTGAAGTTAGAAAATCAATAACTAACATAGAAGGAACTTCAGACAATATATTAACCATGGGAGATGCTGAAAAGGGATTATCTGTTAATGCATAATTACCTACTTGTACAAAATCATTATTATTTATTTTTGTGTTTCTAGTTACATTTAGATCGATGCTTATTTGAGTGAGTCCTTCTTTCTTAGTGATTAACTTTATTTGAGGTTTAAAATTGTTAACACCATAATCCAAAGACTGGAATAAATAATTTACTGAAAAAGTTTCGTTACCCACTTCTTCTGAAAAAGAAGTAAGGATATTGCTTGTGATTGCATCTATAATTTGCACTTCAATTTGTCCACCTCCTATTACTGAAATATTATATTGAAAGTTAAAATTCACAAAATCATCACCAGACCCTGCTTGTGTTCTTTCAGTTTCTATTAAATCACTATTGGGATTAATCACACTGACTCCGCTTTCTGGTGAAAAGTCTGTAATTAAGAAATTTAGATTAAACACTTGTAAGTTTTGCATAACCCCTTTTTGACGGTTAAGCCATAAGTAAAGTTCTGTAAATATTGTATTGTTTTTAAGGAAATCGCTATCGAATATAATAGAATACTTTTGTTCTATTGCTTCAACAATTCTAGTTGCCCTTAACGCTGGCTTAAGGTCACTTGTTTGTATTTTACTATTTGTTAAGAATCCATCTTCATCCACCGTTCTTAATCCCGAAGCACCAAAAGCATATCTATTAACAGAACTAACAAAAGGATAACATAAGTCTTTATTGTTGCCTGCTGTAAAGTCTGGCACGTTATTAACTACATCAAAATAATTCTGTAATCCAGCTCTAATTGTTGTAGCACTGTAAGGATGATTGTATTCTTCTAATTGAAGTAAGTCGCTTAACTTATCGTCTTTAAAAATGTCCTTAAGCTCTCCTAACAAGCCTGTAAAGAATATCTTATAACTTGTTGCTTTGTTGTTTTCTAGGTTAACAGATCGAAGCTGAACATATCCTTTTTTGTATAGGAATCCATTTTGAAATAAGGATGCTCTGACCTTTTGCCTTGGATCAAATCCATCTACAATATCAAAATTGTAAAAGTACTTAAATAAATTGTTGTTAATTAGTGTAGCTGGTACCGTAAAGTCTCTTGATACTGCTGTGAAGATTTTTCCTATATCCCTTGCATCCTGAATTGAGTCGGTGAGTTGTATAGATTCATCTTCAAAGAAGTCTACTCTTTTATCTTCTATAAATAATTGAAGGTTCAGCATTATCTAATATCGTTTATATCTGGATTTGCGTATTCAAAGTCAAATGAATAGTTTATAAGTTTATCGTTTACACTAGTTTTAAAAGCAAAGTTTGAACCTGTTAGTATGGCTGGCTCATCGTCTATCCAATAGTTAATTGAGTATTGTAATTGCTTGAAAACCTCGTTAAATTCTTCTGGATAAAAGCCTGTGTTTAGTTTTACTTGTGCGCTTGCTTGCTTGTTGATGATTTGCTTTTGCCCTGTATGTGGTAAGTAAGTTCCGTTTCTTAAAATGTTAGCTTTAAAATCTTGTTGACTCGTGTTAAAGCTATCCTCCCTCTTTTTAAAGAATACTAAATCCTGAATAACTCCAAACTTATTAATGAAGCTGACCTTAACAGGCGTGTATTTTGTTTCGCACAGTATATTTTCAGGTATTGTTAAAGTTTGGTTTATTAAAAAAACCACTCTTGTTGCTATACTAGCAATAGCAGAATTAACTAATGGATAACCAATAAAAAAAGCTCTTAAATCTCTATCTGCTGAAATAGAATTCAAATTATAGGCGACCGATTCTTTTCTGTCAACCATGTAAAGTGGTCGTATGCTTGTATGTGAAAATACTTGTGTATTAGATTGAAGTAAAACCTCTGAAGGTGTAAAGTTAAGTTGATTTCCTTTTATTATTGTTGGATTAAATAATGTCATAGTAAAAGGCGAGGCGGCAGAAGGCTCTAAGATTCTAAATGCTCTTTGTCCAGCTGTAAGATTGACAACTAAACTAATCTTATACCAACTCCCAACCTTAAAAACATCGTAAGCAATAATAGAACCGCTAGTAGATACTACCGATCCAGTTGGATCAAATCTTATATTGGTGTTAAAGTCTCTTCCTATTATGATTTGCTGCTGTGTTTTTACAAAACATGATATTGTATGGATTCCGCTTACTTGTAAAGATTCTATTAAAAAAGTGTTTGAACCGTCGTTTGTATCTTCAATGAGATAAGCATTGTTAGTGCCAAAAGGGTCTGTTTGATTTGCTGTAATCGTTACATTATCATTGTCACTCCAAGTTCTTGGGTCTGGGTCTATTTCACTGTTTAATAGTTGCACTTCGTTACGGTCTACATAACCATCCCTGACTTTAAAGAAGTTATATTTTACTTGTATTTCATCTCCATCACTATCTAATAAAACAGCTCTCAATAATACGTAAGTTGCTGTATCTCTAGCCGTATAAAAATCATCCTCATAAAGATAATCGTTCTTACTTCGTATAAGTTCGGCTATCTCAAAGTTAACACGATTATTTATTGGCTCTGCAATTAAAGAATAGTCTGGGACCGTTGTAGTATCAATATCGGTTACATCTCTATTAACATAAATTGAAAACTCACAAGATGCAAATGAGCTATCCTCACTTGAATAAGATACATTTAACGGACTTCTTAATTGTATTGCTTTCATTTCTTTGTGAATGTTAATAGGTCTCTCATGTCTAATGCGTAACCTTTAATTATTTCTTGTGGTAGATTCTTGTATTGGCTCTCAAATGCCTTTGTAAAGAATCCACTCGGCTTAATTCCCTGAGCGTAGATGCTTCGACTAATCAAAAACGCTAAAGTGTTAATACCTCCTTTTTTAAATCTTCCATCCTTATCTCTGTATTTTAAACCCCTTGCCTTTATCCATTCCTTTAATGGTTTTATAGGTGGTCTTTTGTTCTTATAACTAAACTGTGAGTTAGGTGCTTTTTGTTTTCCGTTCTTTACCAAACTTGGGTCTGCTCCTTTAACTCCTTCATCCTGAAATACACCGTATTCGCCTGTATAGAACTTTAAACTAAAACTATTAGGCGATACTGTTAAGTCGTAGTCTATGGCATTGTATAGATTTTTAGTAACGTTCTTTTTACCTTTTGTTAGTCGTGTCCTCGATTGCTTAACTACGCCCTTGCTGAATTTATCTAATGCTGTTTGCGTGTTGTTTAACATAGTGTCATGTTATTTTTAACTCTAATTTCATAAGTTACTGCTACACCCGCAAAACCCTTATCCATTCCATCAGAAAAAAAATCAAAATCAGTTTCCTCTTCTGATTGTACTAACTCTGTAAATAATACACCTCTGTTTAGTTTGTTGTATAGATTGTTTACTACTGCAAAGGATTGATTCCAAATAAAATCCTCGTTGTCTTGATCTGTTTCTTTATTAATATCTAAAATGTCAGCTACAAGAAGTTGCACGGTGTATCTTACTACATTAGTAGCCAATCCACCACCACCGCAATAGAAAGCAGCTAATGGGTAAAGGCTGCGTTTATTTAAATCCATGTCTGGTCTATCGCTCTTTTCTACCCTAGCAATTAATTTACTAGATTCAAGCTCATCTCTTATTACCTTAATTAGTTCTTGATATTCCATTTGTCGGCTTCTTCTTTTCTTCTTTAAACTTGTCTACTTCGTATTCTAAGTACATTAAGCATTCATGTACATTCCTTTCGGTGACTCTGTCAAATGCTTCAATTTGTCCTCCAGCGAGCTTATATATGCTTGCATAGTTTCCCCACTTTCGGGTGAAAGATGTCGGCTCTCCTCCTTCAAAAAGACTGGGATAAAGTTTAACAAGTCTTTCGTTAAATGATAAAAAAAAACCTTCGCACTTAAAAAGGCATCTAACGGAGCATGATACATTATTGATGAGTATTCTAAACTACCCTTGTATTTCTCAGTTAGATATTTTCCGTTTTGCTTAGTTGTTATTGGTCGATACATTACCGCCATTGCATTTGTCATCTTTTCTATATCGTTAACATAATCTGTCAGGTCGTTGTTTTCTCCGTAGCTCATTTGGTCTAGGCTTGGAATAAATCCAAACTCTTTACCGCCTAGTTTAAAGCTTGTGATTAGCTCCTTTGGCTCTTCTAATAATAACTTATTGATTGCTTCGACTAGCTTGCTAACGTCCGTTGCCTTCATGTCAAAGACTCCTTTAGTGTCTATTCCGTAAAAGCATCTTAACACGTCGTAGTCGTTAGGCTCTTCTATCTTTGCGAACTCTTGATAGTGTCCTAACTTAATCTCGCTTAGCTTCTCTGGTATAGTTATCTCTAGCTTCATACTTAATATACTTTGGATTTGTTTGTTTGTTACTTTAAGTAAAGATTGTTTATTTCTTCATCGCTTAATCCTTTGCCTAAACATTTTCCTTTCTCCCAAACATCTGTTAAACCTTCTTTGTTTTTTACTAACATTATAAGTCTTTTTATGTTAGGATCCCTTACCGAATTGCATTCCATAATTATTTATTTTAAGTTTGTAGTGTTTACAGTAGTTGAGTTAACATCGTCCACAGGGTAAAAACAACTAATATACATAATACTTTCCTTTGTTCGGTTCTAAATTAAACATCATCCTCATAGTGATGGCATCTAGCAAGTCAGGCGAATGCCCTATAATTTCTTTTATCTTCTCCTTTGGCATCAGTTGTATCTTTCCCTCTTTGTCTAGTGCATAAGACTTTAGGCATTCTAATTCTTTGTAAAGTTCTCCCTTGTCTATCTTACAATCTATTTTAATACCTTCAATTCTGCAATGCTTTGCAAACTCATAACCGCATTGGCTTTTAAGGTTCTTATAGTTTGTTTTGCCTATTGGTGTACCTCCGTTGTTAAATGGTCTCGCTCCTTGTAAGTAACCTCTTAAGAATGATCCTAGACCATCTGCATCGTATGTGATGTTATTGCGTTGTACTCCGTACTTTGTAGCTGTTTCCTTTAGTAACTTCTCTACTTCTGGGGCTTCACATTTGGCTGTTATAATGCAGTCGATTATTTTCCAACCTGACCAAACAAATACAACAAACTTATCCGAACCATGTAAGGCAATATCAGCAGTAATGTATTTAGTCCCATCCTTGACAAAGTCGTTAGTAAACATTGACTTCATAGTGTCAAAACTGATAAGCTGGTCTTCGCTTTCTGTTTCTTCTGCTAGGTAGAGTTGTTGGAATATCTTAGTAGGTAGGTCTTTTTGTGCTTGTAGTATCTCAGCTTCGTCTAGTATGCCCTCCTTAACTGCATCCCAAGCTGTTATCTTATAATATGCGTATTGGTCGTCAGTCTTTGCCTTTTCTTTTATTTGGTGCATCCAGTTGGCGATACCTCCAAAGTTGCCTATCATCTTCATTACTCCCTTAGTTGAGGTTACGGTAGAACGTAATGCGTAGAAGGCTTCTACCTTTGCCCTAGGTGCTTCGTCAAATACAACTGAGTATACATCTTCACCAAATAGGTTATCGTATTTGTCTGCAGACTTAAAGCAAATAACAGCACCATTAGGGCATGTAATTGTTAGACTTGATTCGTTAATTTTATAATAGCCGGTGCGACCTAGTTTAATTCTAAGCCTGTTAAATGCTATCTTAGCCTGTGAGTATACAGGTGCTACCCACCAATGATTATATCCTGTTTTATTCCAAGGCTCGTGCGCTCTTTCGTATATCCACCAAATATGGGCAAAGGTTTTACCTGCTTTTGTTGAGGCTTCTGTAAACGTAAACCTTGCACCATTGTAAAGGAAATCCTTTTGGTAGCTTGTTAGTTTTGGTCTTTTTACATTAATCTTCAAAGTTAACGTCTACGTCTTCAATCTTAACTTCTGATTTCTCGACTAGGTTATTTAAGCGCTGAGTAATGCTTGGATTGTAGAATGATAATATACCGCCTGTGATTTGGTCTTCTCTTATTTCGTTCTTAATGCGCGTGCAGACCTCACAGAAGTCGTCGTACATCTTCTCTGTGTTCTCAAAGTAATGCTGAACCGTTCCTATGTTTTCATCCCAGCAGAAGCGTTTAAAACCCTCATAGGTTAATGGTAGTTTAGGTGAGTCTTGTTTCTTGTCTCCGTCTTTTCCTACGTATTGAACCTTTACCCATGCTTTAGCTTTTTCTTTTAGGTCTTCTTTGTATGCCCTCCAAGCTTTCTCTAGGTCTTCAGGCTTTTTAAATATTCTTGTTGGGTGCATTGTTATTTGTTTTAAATGTAGGAAACTGGAGGGTTAGGTTTGATAGCCATTTTATTAATCTCTCCCTCCTGTTCACCCTACTTTCTTTAATATTGTTTTAATACTTTTTCTAACTTATTTATTGTTGCTCTCACACAACTAGGGCATGAGCTTAATTCTATTTGCTGAGCAAAGATACGATTATGAATTTTAATGATTTGCTTCTGTAAATCTATGCTTGCGACCGCTGGCTTGTTTCCTATTAGTTTTGTCAGGTATTCGTACTCATCTTCATTCAGGCATTTAGGGACATCGTAGGCAAATGATTCATTAAGTTTCGCCTGTCGCTCATCACATCCGCAATCTTCGCCAGCAATGAACTTTACTAGCTTGTCTACGCCTGTTGCATTGGTTGCTTTTGCGATGGTGTCGCCGAGTCCTTTAGATTTGTTCTCGTGTCTTTTCTTGTACTCCTTATATTCTTTAGTCCTCTTGTCTAGGCTTTCCAAATATTCTGCTGGCTCTTTCTTGATTTCTTGTTGCATTGTATATTTTTTTAAGTTGTTTTCCTATTATTACTTTGCTTGTGCCTTCCATTTTGTAATACCTGTTAGGCTTTATGTTCTTAATAAACTCTCTTGTTTCTTCGTCTTTGCTTAGGTCTTTTTTCATTTGCTTAATCTTAGTTTTAATGATTCTATCCCTTTGTTCTTTGCTCTCATCATCTTAACCCTGCAAATGCTTGTCTCTCGCTCTATCTCGCAAAGGCTAATGCCTTCAATCTTATGTAGCTGTATTACTTGTCTTTCAAAATAAGGAAGCTCATGTAAAGCCTTTTGTATATCAATCCAGTTTAAATGGTCATCGCTCTTTAAATTATCTTCTGTTCGGTTCTCGTCTATGTTAAAATTAAACTCTTTTTTTTTGTGACTATCGTAGCAAAGATTTCTTAAGGTTACATATACATAACCATTATAATTTAACTCTGTGACTATCTTAGACTTGCTTATCTTAATGTACATTTCTTGTACTATGTCTTCTGGATAGTCAGTTACTCCAAATACTTTACAAACGTTAATCCATTCTTTGTGGTTCTCTGAGATTAAGCTGAGTACATTCATTAAGGCTTATTTGATTATCTCAAAGATAAACTTTTTTTTTAATATGCTTAATTTCTTGTTAGTATGTTAATGTCTTCCATTCGTTTTTTATTTCTAAATATAAGTCTTTATATAAAACATCTTTAGAAAACCCTTCATATATTTTTAAAGAGTTGATTATTGTTGTGTGCTCTCTATTGGTTTCCGAGCCTATAAATCCTAAAGTATGGCCATTGTTTCTTAAAATAAAATCAAAAACAGATCTAGCCGCTACATAATAAATCTTTCGAGTTTGCACAAAAATGGATGGTATTCCAAAATGTCTACAAACTATTTCATTAAGAACCTCAAAATCCTTATGAGCATATTTTTTTTGCTGTCCTGATTGGATTCTTAAAACCTCCTCCCTGAAGTTCTCCAATAGGGTGTTTTGATCTTGCTTGAGCTTTTTTAGTAATTTGTCGATTTCATTCATAGTTTTGTTTTTTGTTAGGCGTAATGCTATTAGTCTTCATCACCATAATTCTCGCCACACATTTTACATTGGTCATCAAAGGTCATATCATCAGTAATTATTCCTAAGTAACTACATCCATTATATCTACGACCTAAAGTTTTGTAATATTTGCAATGGTTTATATAATATGTACTAAAGTCTTTCTTTGCTTTGTTCTTTTCTATATCAGGGCTATAACAGTACATTCCTTTAGGTATAGGCAACGCACTACGCCTAACACCAAATAAAAATAATAGCTTCCACCATAGCATATTAACTAAGTTTTTCGCCCAATATAAGTTATGTATAATTTTCATAATTCTGCTTATTTATTCCGCTTCAAACTTTATACAACATTGTATAACAAAACATAAAATTTACTTAGTTTCTCGTTCCAATTTTTCATTGATCGCATCAACAAACCACGCTCCCAATTCATCTTGGAAGTCCGATGCTTTTTGTGCATTACCATTAAATATTTTTTGGATTGCTCCCCAACCTCTTACATCTAATATCATTTGTAGTTCTCCTTTTTCGTTCTCTCCAAATATTTGCGTGCCCTCTTCAAAGTAAGTCGCTTTCTTTCCAATATAGTCTTGTGGTTTCATATCGTAAATTTTTCGTTTGTTATACTTAGCGTTGTAGCACATTAAAACGATGCTACAACATGGCATATAGTTAATGCCTTAAAATCAATACTAAGATGATGGTTCTGGATTATCATCTTTTTCTTTTATTTTTTTCTCCCAAGCTTTTTTCGTGTGAAGATAAAAAGACACTAAGCCTTTTTCAATTCTATTTTTTGCAGAAGATGTAGTAAAACTATTTGTGTTTTTATAATCAAAAAACTCGGCTATATCTGCATTTGATAAGCCAAGTTCTTTTTTTATTTGTTTGATATTCATTTCGACACTATTTTATAGTTAGTTACTCCATGAGAGTTGAGAAGTTCAATTAAATCATTTAATCCTTTATTTTCTAATTTAAAAGAAGCCATTGTTACTAATTCTGATTGATGCAGACTTTTATCTATTGAATGAACATTGTCAGTTAAGTTGTGTCTCAATCTGCTTTCTCTTCTTTTTGTTCTGGCTTCAACTCTTAAATCTTCTAAGACTTGTTTTTTGTTGCCTTCAATTATTGTTATGTCTCCGTGTTGACTTGTTTTGTGAATTTTCATGATATTTTATTTTAAGTATGATTTTTTTCTGTTTTCTAATTGTGTGTCAAAAAAGTTTCCTAATGATGCACTACTTGTAGCACTACCTAAACCTTCATCTGCAAGTTCCCAAGCTTCATCTTCACTTTCAGCTATATAAACTTTATCTAATATTAATTGCATCCCTTGTTTTAAGGTTGTTATAGAAGATAAGTCAAATCTCATTTCTTCTTTTACCATAGCTATTAAACTATTTCTGTTTTCTTGTAAAAATTCTTTGTAATTGAAAGTTTCCATAATACTTTGTTTTTTAATTATACACAAATATAGGTATATACTAAGTATCTCACAAGCTTTATTTAATTTATTTTAGGTTTATACCTGAAATTTAACATTTATTAGGATATTACAGGGTGTTTTTGCCCTCACGGGCATTTGCCATCGCTCAAAAAATAAAAGAAAAGGGCTTTAGCTTAATCGAAAGGTCTTGGCTTGCATCAGGCACTAACCATATGCCATAACCGTTATCTGGCATTAATAAGAGCCAACGCCTTTTCTTTATCTATTAAGTCAAATCCATATAAGTTAGAGCTTTTACCAATTCTATAAGTTCCATCTTTTAAAAGTAATAATAATTCAGAAACATTTACTATCCATTGCTTTTCTACTTCCATAATAATTTGTATAAATAATTGCTCGGTACTGTACCTTTCTAAAAGGTCTGCGATATGGTTTATCATTCCACTATCTTGGTAATCGCTATCTGTCAATCTTAGTTTTTCTAAGAAGTCTTTTGGTTTTTTAAGTCTGTCCATTTTTCTTCTTTCCAACTGCTTGCCAATCATTTTGTAACAGAAAGTCGCCTATTAAGTGAGCGAGAACGTAAGGTAAATTCATCCCGTAAATTACATTTGCTAACACCGTATAAAAACAAAAGCGGTTCATTTCTTTATCGGTGTTAAGTTATTATTTATTTATTTCAGTTATCAAGTATTACTTTACAACTCATTTATCCGCTTCAATTCTTATACGTGGCACGTTATAGGTAAGCATAAGACCCGTAGTTAGTGCACATCTTAACATCCCAATCAAGCGTTATAGGATTTGTCATTTCAATTTCGTATTTGTGTAGAAAGAAAGGTGTGTCATTTGCAAAATAAACGCGCTCTTTTTTATGCGGAGTGTCCTCACATCTGCAATTATTTTTAATGAAGGTTTCAAGTTCTAATCTGTTTTCAAACTCAAATCCCTTTCTTTTTAATCCTTCAATAATATAATCTTCTAACTTTTTATTGAGTTCAGAAGAAAGCCTATCTATAAATAATGGCAAGTTAGTGCTTAATTCAGGGGCTTGTGTATCTTTATTTTGTTTTTTCATAATTCAAAGTTTAGTGCGTATTTAGTCGCCTATTCATATACCTATTCGTTATAAAAGTTATTATTCCTTATAAGCTTCATTACCTTTACATTCGCATACTTCGCAATGTTTTTCTTTATCTTCTGTTTCAATTCCGCAACCCTCGCAGTTATTAACTATATTTCGGGTTTCATAATGCTTAACTACTGTGTGAATTGCTATGCCTAATTCTCTAGGTTGAGCCATTTTAGGGTCAGATTTTCTTGATAAACCAACACTGTTGAACCTTCTCCATTCATTATGGTCTTTTAATATTTGTCTTGCTTCTTTTAGTTTCATAGTTTTAAATTTTATACGAATATACAATAGATAAACAAATAAACAAACAGACTATGTGTTAAACTTTTTAATTATTTTTTCGTTGTAATCATATTCTAAAGTTAACCTCTTATCAGAATCCAAAAAACAAATGGAAACTAACCAGTGATACCTTAACACTCCATCTATCCAGCGACCAGACTTTTCTACCATTTCAACGCCTGTAACTCTATAATCCAATCCCTTTGGAGACTTATAAGTTTCATAAGGATTAATATTCATTTTCGTTGACATACACTTTAAAATTTAGCTTCTTTAGTATTTCGATTTTTGCTATCTGTAAGGGACTGAGCTTATCCCAGATCTCCTTAGACTCTATAAATATAACCTCATTAGGTTTCAAGGCTACCAAGTCTGGAAGTCCTATAGGTGTAATCTTAACAAGATTAATAACAAAGTAACCTTTGTCTTTCCAATGTTTTATTAATTTAGTTTGTTTCTTAGATGCCATAATTAAAACTTCATTACTTGTTGATTTTGATGTTGCTTAAGTCTTTTCATTGCTGCATCATAATAATCTTTATCTAACTCGCAAGCCGTAAGATCAAAGCCTAGATTGTGGCAAGCTATCGCTATTGAGCCACTGCCTAGATGCGTGTCTAATATCTTGTCTCTTTCTTTTGCGTAGTTCATTAGTAACCACTCATAAAGTTTTATAGGTTTTTCTGTGGGGTGGATTCTGTTCTGTTTGTTTTTCATATTGCCTTGCAGCATACCGTGCCATTTAAAGCTAAATATTCTTACAGACTTTTCAAATGATGAGTAGGCTATTTCTGCATCTGCTAAATTGCTTTCCCCATTGTCTTTGTCCCATATTATCCAAGCCGTAGAATTTGCTGCAAATAAATTGCAGAAATGATTTGCTCCCCATATAATTTGATTCTTAGATACTCTAATTAATTCATTAAAATAATCAACTTCTGGCGGCGTTTTGTCCCAATCTGATTTTTTATAGCTTCTAGCTTTTACCATTTTGGATTTGCCTCCAAAATTAGTTTTAAAAGATTTCCCGCTTCTGCTGTCATTTGCTACGTCAATCCCATAAGGAGGATCAACAATAGCCAAATCAAAATAATCATCTGGATAACGTGCCATCATTAACATATTATCTTCGTTAGTTGCTGTTATCATAATTCAAAGTTTTGTTTAAAAATTCTAGTATTGAAGTTTTTCTTTTTGGTTACCGCTTTTAGTATATTTTCCGTAATGCCATCACTTTCACAAATGAAGTAAATGTTATTTTCTTTACGGCTTTGAACGGTCATGCGATCTCTAGATTGTATATAATTTTTACCGCTAAATCCTAAATTTAAATAAACCAGAGAATCAGCCTTACTTAGATTCATTCCCTCAGTCGAGGATTGTTGTAAAGCAAAACTTTTATCTGTAGTATTAAATTCATCTATATCGGTTGTAACAGCTTCACCAAATACGCTCTCAATCATTTTAAGCTCATTCTGGTAGTAATACATAATTACAATTTTATCGTCCTTAAAACGCTCTCTAATGAAGTCCACTTTGTAAGTGTCAAGTATTACGTTAGATGTTTCACCGTTAACATCCTCAATTATGCAATGGCCATTATAAAGCTGATGGACTTTGCTTTGCAGTTTTGCTGGAGTATCTCCAAAAATATAGCCAGCGCTACCTTTTACAACTCTACCCTTTAACAATATGTCAACTAAACCTTTAATTGGAGGAGGAGTTTCAACAGTCAAATAATGCTCAGTTATTTTAACCTCAAACCCTGCGTCCTGTTGAGTCATTACGACCATGTAAGGCTTTAGTATTTTATCAATCTTTGCCACATTGGCACGATCATAAACCCTTATACTATGCGTTGGTAGTTTACGTTCCCAAACCTCAACAAAGTCCTTAGCCCATTTGTAGAAATTCTTGTATCGACTAAACGGACTGTAAGCACTTACAAAAAACTGATGGTAATATTGAGAGTAAGATTCGACTGCTGACGTCCCAGTCATTAGAATGCAAGGTGTTTTATGAAATAGTTTCTTGCAAAGCTTTGTTCTTACGCTTGGTTTTGGAAATCCAGATAGTGAATGAGATTCATCGTAAATAACCAGATCACAGTCGTAATTATCCAGCTTATGCAATGATTCGTAATTAATAACTACTATTTGATAAGGAAATTTAAAGTTTTCGTAATCCGATAAGATACTTGGTATCGCTTTCTTTTTGGTAATTACAATCACCTTACTAGCCCCGTATAATCTAGCAGCTTCTAAAGCTGTTAAAGTTTTTCCAGATCTCACTTCACCTGCGAGATAGGCTATCTTATAGTCTAGTAGGATCTCATTTAATTCCTTAGACTTTTCAATTTGATGTTCTTTTAGTTTGTACATAGTTTCTTAGTTTTTAAAATGGAACTTCTTCGTTTTTGGTTTCTCCCCCGTTGTTAATCTCAAACCATTTAAGACCGTTGGTATTCCCTGAGTCGAAGTCTGCTTTAATAAAACTTGCATACTTACTCACCCAAATATGGAATCGCTTTCTAGTTAAATATTTCTCATAATCCTTATACTCTTGTACAAAAGAATTGAAGATAATAGCTTTATCATTTCTTTTGTTAAGAGGAAAATTATCTTGATCGCTCATAAACTCGTGAAATTCCATACAGGTCTCAGCTATGAATTTGCGCATAGTTAAGTTTTTTGCTTTCTGTGGAATTAGTCCTTTTTGCAAATACTTTTGTAAACAACCAACCATATAATTATCGAACTTATTAAAGGTAACTTGGTTCCAATCGTCAAAAAGTTGATGTCCAAACTCATCATAAGGAGTTAAGTTCTTGCCATAGTATTGTGCTATCTCTATCTCATGCCTTCGCCTGTCATGGCTGTTTCCTTCGCCCTTAATTGCGTAGTTTGTACTCACTAACATCTTAGGACTTTCTTCAATCGATAGTTTAATAGCGTCTTTATTTTTACGCTCTAGTGTCATTCCTTCAGTAACTAAACTAAATTTAGATTCAAAGTCCCAATTCTTTTTTACATCGTCGAAAACTAGAATATCTGTATCTTGTGAAACAGTTTGATATGGAAAGCTTTTCTTATCATCAAAGGTTTTACCATCTAAAATAGATACCTTCCTCATTTGTCTAATACCCTGAACAAATAAACCTTTACCAGTCCCCCCTTCTGGGTTTTCACTTATGACCTCATCATTTAAAATTATAGCTTTGTTGTTCATTTTATTCTTATACCTAGATAAAAGATAACCCAAAACACACTCAATCGGATCAGAACTATCCTGAGAAATATTTGATATAAAAAGCTTATAGTTATTTTCTACATCATTAGTAATCTCAAAATCCCTATCTATAATTTGTGCCTTCCAGATGTAAGCATCCACATCGATATAATCCAATAGTTTAATTTTATCTTTTGTTATTTCTAAAATCCCATTGGAATAAGCGATAAAAGACTTTTCTTTTGTATCTCTTATCATGGATAACTCTATACTTTCGAGCATTAATAAAAAGCTTTCACTAAATAAATTTTGATAGTTTGCACAATAATTCCAAACATCGTATTCGTTTTTTTCGTTTAGGTAATCCAAAACAAAATCCTTTATGCGTTCTGGAGATACTTCGCTAACTTTATTTGATTCTATAAATACCCAAGAGGGTTTTAAAGAGTCTGCGGGAAAGTATTTCTTAAATCCATTACGCTCTAAGAATCTCTTATACTTTAAGGGATTAGCTTTGATTTTATTTTTATCGTCTACATCCCAAAAATTATCAACCTCAGCTTCATATTTAAGACTGTCATAAACTTCCTCTTCTATTTTATACTGATCTATAACTTTTGCTTTGCCCTTCTTTAGATTGGTCTTAATGGCGTTTTGCTTATTGTAATCCTCAAAATATTTACTTCCAAAGGATCTTCTCTTATAAGCTGATTTAATAGTATTGTAAACTTCCGATTCTTTAAAATCTCCATAAGCTACATTGTTTTGAATATACCCTATTGCATAATCTTCACTAATACCATACTCGCAAAACGCACCACCAAGATCAAAAATAAAGTTATTCCTTTCACCTTCGATAAAGTCTTTTTTCCAATTGAAAGCCATTATTTTATCGATAATTTTATCTTCATCGGTTACAGGAATTAAAGGAACTCGATCCTTTATATCAAACCCCTCATCTTTTAAAGTTGGCTCAAATACTTTGGCTTTATAATTCACATAGCAATTAGGATCATAACTTTCATAACAAACCCTACTCACATCTGAATTTGAATTATCCCAATACGGTATTTTAAATTCATCGTTAAAAGCTTTGAAATACTTTGTATGCTCTTGATGTGTACACTTTGGAATTCTTACTAATGCTTTGATACCATAAGTTTCTTTAGCTCCACTAGAAGGGCTAGAAAAAAGAAACACACAATGAGGATTATTTGTAAGTTGTTTCCAAACATTATCAAAATCTCTTTTGGTAGGCATTTTATCAAAGTCAGTTATCATTAAACCGCTATGTTCCTTAAGGCTGTTTTTATTTCGTTCTGGAAATACACCACCATAACAGATGGAAGGTAAGTGTGATTTTAATAAATCCCTTTCCCCTTTGTCATCTGTATTTCTAATCTTATTAATAAGCTCCTTTGAAACTCCGGAGTGAATCCTCTTAATAGACTTTTCCAATGAAATATAGTAAGGAGTTTTTGTATCTCTTATGCTTTTAAAAGCTGTTATTTGAATGTCCTTCATATTTTTTTAACTAAAAAACCCCTTGTTTAAAGTGGAGGTCTGGCTTTCCAAGATAAAAAGGGGTCTACTAATAAATTTTTTGAGGTTGCCAGACCTTTGAATAACAAATATATAACATTTAATTAAATAAACAACTATATTTTAATCCGAATAATCCGTTTTTTGTAAGTAGTTAAATATCAATGTGTTATAAAAAACAGTGCGGATAAACGGATTTTATTTTAGGATTTAGACCCCCCCCTATTGTTTTTTTAATTATTCTCTCAAAGGGGGTATATAGAGAAGCGATAATCCGAAATAAAAAACCCCTTTACATTTCTGCAAAGGGGTTTTCACTTGTAATTAATAAATTTAGAAAGGCAAATCGTCCTCCTTTTCTTCTATCTCAGGTTCTTTTGCTTTGGCTCTAACGACCTCAGAACCCTCAGCAGTATAATCTATCATATAACTTTGTAACTCATCCGCAAATGGCATTAGCTTGCTTCTGTCTTTGATTGCAGTTGATTTTTTAAATACTGGTATAGAATAGTTTACTTTTCCTTTTTTAAGCTCTTTGGCTTCCGTTACTTCTATCCAATTTTTATCAAAATTGCCATCCCCTATATCGTTAATAAAATCCGAATAGCTACTTACACCGCTACCCTTTAGGCTTATATTAATTATTTCAAGGTCATTGGTAACTGCGTAGATACTTCTGGCATAATGTCCACCAGCGGCAACAATAGCAGGTTTATTATCTTTGTATAAACCCTCTGCAATTTTACCACCTTTAAAGCTTTTAACTTGTAGCTCTTCGTTTCCAATTTGAAACACTTCGTTAGAATAAATACCGCTTTCGCTTGCATCATTCCATCCTTTTACGGTGTGATAATGTTCTAGGATTACAAATTTAAAAGGAAGTGGGACTAAGATGTTTTCCTTTTTGTCTTTGTCGTAGTAAGCAAAGCACTTCTCTTCAGACTTCCAGCTTAAGAATTTCTTCGCTGGGTTTTTACTTTTTGTTTCTTCTCTTTCTAACCAACTCATAATATAAATGTTTTAAAATACGATCAAATTGCTGTGACCGCGTCAGCTCTATTTAGAATGTAATAACTATACTATCTTTAGTGTAATTTTTTACAGGCACCGGATTAATTTCTTCGCCTGTATTTGGATCGGTAACGGGTTCACCAGCTTTGCAAGCGGATTTTATTAAATCTTTACGCTGCTTAAGTACCTTTTCATAATGATCAATCATTCCATCCTGTGAGTAGTCATAAACTGCATAGCCTTGACGGCTTTTGAAGTTAACACCGTTTAGTTTTAGCTCTTCTGAAAGGTCTAGGTTTGCCTTTAATTCCGTTTGGAAGGTATTGATCACTTCGCTTAGTCTTACAAGTGTAGCCATCACCTCCAAAGGATTGCTATTGCCGTTATTTAATATCTCATTAGCTAAGTCGGTACCTTTTTTCTTAGCTTCTTTTTTGCTGAAGTCCTGAGCAAAACTTAATTCCTCAAAATTTTCAGCTGTCAGTCTCATTGCTAATTCTTTTGTCTTTCCCATAGTTTTAATCGTTTTGTTCTGCTTGTTCACAATCTTTATTACAAAATGTCTTTCTGCAAGGTTTCCCACAATAGAAACATTTTTTGTCTAAGTCTTTCTCGTCTTCTGGATTAGTCCATCCCATAATTTTAGTTTTTAAGTGAGTTTAAATATAACATTAATAAACGGATTATTAAACATATAATGTAACTATTTTCACATAATCCTCAGGCTTTAATCCTGTCAATTCAAAAACTTTATCTTTTTTGTGAGGACTCATATTTATAGTTGAATTTTTCCAACCGTTAACAATAGTAACGCTAGTACCTAGTTTGTAAATACAAAATTTTGAATAAGTAAGGTTTGGTGAATTGGTTTTGACTTTGTAAGTTTCAAAAATTAATTCAACATTTATTTCTTCTCTGATTATTTTCATTTTATTTAATTCTAAATTCTAGGTTAGTTAATGTTTGTAGGAAGGTTTTAAAATCTTCCGCATTATTAGTGACGTGACTTACTATCGTAAAGTCATCTTCTGAATTAAAGTATTTATTCATGCCAATCATAAAATAAACATTCTTATACCATCCTGTAGCGTGGTAATAAAAATCCCAAAGACTTTGTTCTTTATCTTCATAAAGACTAAATGAACTTACGTCTTCATGATTCTTTAACTTGTCTAGTAATGCTTCTACTTGCTCTTTCATAGCTTATATTTTAATAGTTGTGTTTTCGATTGTTATTGATTTTATGCCAGCAGCTTGGAAGATTAAGCGAAGCTCCTTAAGTGTGATATTACTAGGGTCTGCCTTAAGCTTGTTTTCTAGGTTAATTGATTCTGCGTCTACGTTGGTTTTAAGACCTAGTAGTAATGCTTCTTGTAATTGTTCGATGAAATTCATAGGTTTGGTTTATTTTTTAGCTTCATTGCTTATACAAATATACAACCAACAAATGGATAAATGAACAAATATTTAAACTAATACTGTTAAAGTTTAGGTATAAAAAAACCCCTTACATCTATGTAAAGGGTCTAAACTAAAACTATGAAAACACTAATATAACACTTTATCTGAATCTAAGCAATAAAATAATAACTAAAACTAAAGAAATAATTGTAAGCCACATCCATAAAGGTGTTTTGTATCTTACTACATCATTTGTCTTATATTTGTCCTTATACTTTGTCTTATATATCGTATCTGTTTTGACCCTACTTAATCCAGTTAATAATCTTAAATCTAATTGATTGTTCTTAAGCTTTACACTTGCAGAATTAAGTCCAGAAGATTCAAAAGTTTTAATTTCTTTTACATTTCCTAAGCTATCACATTCTATTGAAAAGGTATATTTTGTTTCTATGGGTTTACTTACATACTCAAAAGACTTTGTTATAAGTGTATCGCTCGTTCTTGTTCGTTCTACGGTTGTTTCTTTTGCTTTGCATCCTATAAGAAGGAAAAATATTAAAAGTGCGTGTGTTGCTTTCATATCGTTTTATATTGTGTTATCTAACATTTTAGGCAGTCCTTTGTGATTTGCCCAAAGAATACTATATCCTGCGTTAGTGTTATATCCTAAAGTTTCGCTGTAATAATTACCAGTAAAAAAAGGCTTAAGCGTTAGTCTTCTTAACATTAACTTATCATCTTGTATTACTTTGTACTTACTTCTTTGTATTGCGGTTAACTTCTCGATAGCACTATGAAGGTGCGCTTCTGTGATAAAATTGTATTTTCCTTGTGCACCGTATAAACTTACGATTTCTTCAGATGTCTTTGAACTAACTTTTTTGTCTCCATGCAGGATAATATGGTTAATGCCTTGCACCTCATGAGATATAACGTAAGGGT